TTCTTAAATCTGGATAAGTTGCTTTAACAAATGTATCAAGTGTATCTAAATCAAAATCTACATTTTCTTCTACTAAGATAGTAGCTACTCTTGCAGTAAATTCAACTATATCAACTTTTTCAATATGGAATCCTTGACACCGTGAGTGAATAGCTGGAATAATTTTATGTGGATAGTTACAAGTAAGTAAAAATCTAGCAGTGTTATGATATTCTTCCATTACTCCACGCAACGCTGCTTGTGCATTAACTGATAAGTAATCTGCTTCGTCTAGTAATACAACTTTAAAATCACCAAATGGAATCATTTGTACAAAGTTAGTAATTAGATTTCGAACATCGTCAACTGAGTTAGTTCTAGATCCGTTTATTTCTAAGATGTCTAATGGATCAATGTCTAATTCATTGAATAAAATTTTTGCAAGTGTTGTTTTGCCAATGCCTGCGCTACCGCTAAACAATAAATGCGGAATACTTTGTTGTTTAATCCAACCGTCGATTTGATTCTTTTGATGTTGATCTCTAAATACATAACTGTCAATTGTGTTTGGGCGATATTTTTCAACCCATAAAGATGTTGTTGCCATTGTATGCCTTGTTGTTGTGTTAAAAATTATATTATAGAGTAAAAGACACGACATGTCAAGTGCCGTGTCTTTCAAAAATTAATACATAGGTTGACTAAAGTCAAACTCTTGTACAGTTGAAGGGTTTGATGCACCTAAGTTAACATCAGACGGTAAATGATCCGAGATTGCAATAATTGCTTTAGTTTCAACTCGTCTAACAGTAATAACTTCACCGTTAGCTGTTTCAACTTCAACACCGCGCGTCCAACGGCCGTGTTCTACTAAAATCCAGTCACCTACAGTCACATCGGATTGATCGGGACCAACTTCGTATACTTTACCCCATCGAGGTTTAATACCTTCAGTCTTACCGTTGTCACTTTTAACAATAATTCCACCTGCAGATACTTGTTCTTCAAAGTTCATATCTGTAATTAATACATTATCGTGAATAGTAACTAATTGACCTTTTACAATCATAGTTTACCTTTTTGATTATTTGATTTGTTATCAGACGATTCGGTAGCAACACTAACTGGTTGTACTAACGCAGGTTGGGTGTCAATTTTAGGTGTAATCTTAGGTTGTTTAGTTTCTTGTACAACTGGTTTAGGTTGTACTCTAGGCGCCGGTTGATGTTGAGCAACCAGACCGGCGTGTGGGATATCATTTATTGGATCAATGTAACGAATAATGTTACCGCCAGCACCTAACTCGTCTCCTCTTGCATTAATTTTAGCATTACTAACTGCAATTTCTAATTCGTTTTGGTTTGCCAGTTTATTCATGTCAATTACTTTACCTTTTGCAGTACGATGTAATTTCTGTATCATATGTTCTCCTTATTTAAAGTTATACTTATCTTAAAAAATCTTGCCAGTCTAAATTATATTTGATACTATGTATCTTATGGATTCCAATCAAATATAACACAAAACTAGATACACTTGACCCTCTTCCTACTCCCCATACAATATTATGTTCTAAACAAGTGTCAACAAAATATATCAACCATTGCAATAATGGAATCATACCTCGAACTTTAAATTCATGTAATTCATCTAACACTCTTAATCGTTCAATGTCGTTGTTACACTTTAATAAACAATAATTTTCTATGTCAATGTTGTAATATTGCAATGGCATAAACCATTCAGCCTGTTTTAGTGTATCGTAAGATTTTTTTGATAAATTATATATTGATGGGTCTAATTTTGAAAACTCAATTTCTGAAATTTTACAAAAATTTGAAATTTCAGAGTTATCTTCAGTTATTATAATAGGTAAAACTGTTTGATGCCCTAAGTATAGGGCATCAAAAATATCAGTTTCGTTAAAAATAGGGTTGTTAAATTGATCTAGTCTCATATGTGTATATTTTAACTTACATTTATGAGTTTGTCAAGTCCTTTATCACGAGATTCTGTTGTTCTTTGCCATTCTGCTTGTTGCCGTGTAGAAAGCTCTTCCTTATATGCATCGAGTATGTTTGCAATTTGACTTTGCACATTATAATTTGATGTCATAAAATATTTTTTAGTTAGATCATTTATTTTAGATTCAATCTCTGCATTTTTAAGACTGTCTAAATTAATTACTAATGGATGCATTGTAACCGCCTAGTATTCGCCTAAGTATTTTAAGAATACAGTTGAGCCGTTATTAAAACTCCATGCTTCAATTACTACATGCTTATTAGGGTCAACTGTAAATGTTACTGGAAATGCGTCATCTTTTTTAACTGAAAGCGCAGCTTGTGAAGTAAAGGTAGTCACATTTAAACTAGTAATTGATGTTGTTGTAAAGTGAACACGTACTTTCCCATATTGGGTTCCTTCAGGCCAACCTGTGAAGTTAACCGTTACTGCAGTACTTACTAAATTTACTTGTTGTACATCACCATTTGCTACATTAATTGGAATTACTGTAGTATTAGCTGCCGGAGTAATGGAATGTGAACTTCCGTAGAATTCTTTATAGCTACCATTTATAATCGTACTTTGTAACAAATCATTTTCAGCAGGAGTATTAAGGTCTGTTAATGAATGTTTTAATAATGCACTTGATTCTAAGGTTGAAATTTCTGATTTAGCAGTTGCTAAACCATTTTGGATGTAACTCCAGTTGTCACGAAATCCTTTACTTGGGTTGTCCTGACCAGCAACTGGAAAAGTTACGTCTATATTATTGAAAATTATGTTACTCATATTGTTTCCCTGTGATTGAATATAATATATTTATCGTCATTATAGCCGGTTACTGAATCTATAATAAATCGATCAATTGTGTAGTTAATCATTTTAAAATCAAAATTGCTATATTTAATATTTAAAATAATATCATCTGCTTTACCAACTTTACAATAACACAGCGGAACTGCTAGTACAAATCCTAATTCATTACGGGTACCAGGCTGAATAGATTTCATCCACAGTGGTAAAAAGTTACCTTTTGTACTACCAATGTTGTTAATTTGATCTTGCCATATTGAGATACTGCTAGGATAATGTGTAGTGTTGTTTAATGTTAGAGTATTTGGTAATGCAGTATTGTTTAGTTCCAATGGATCGATCATTGTGATATATATCACTTCATATAACGGTGTTGACGTGCCAAGCGGCATTGCAATTGATTTTGAAACACCGTCAAATCGAAATTGTTTTTTTACAAAGTTGTTAGAAATTGCACGATACACATCAGATGCAGTCTTTGTTTCAATACCGGCATATATTAGCATTTCTAAATTAGCCTGGACTCCAAAATTTAAATCAGATGGTCTATAAATGTTGTCTAATGTAAAAATACTTGGGTCATTAATGAATGAAGACCACAATTCTCGTTGTGACAGTGACAACAATGGTTTAGCATATATGTTGCTATATTGAATTGTGTTAGGTGTGTTAACTGATATTGTAAAATCTTGTTCAATCCCACTATACACATACTGGTCGGTTGATACTACTTTAAATGTAAAATTATGATCGATGGTAGTAGTATCGTCGTCGAGCGTAGTTTCTTGGTCTAATATATTAATTTCATTATCTTTAAATAATACACGATCAACATTAAATGTAGTTTCGGTACCGGTATCTAGATTATAATCAAATGACATTGTACCAACGTCTATTAACTTATATTTGTTAAACGTTACAATTCCGTTTCCGTTAAACGTAGTAATCTGATCGTCAAATGTAGTTTCAATAGTTGGATTAAAATCAAATGACATTAATCCAGCGATAGCAGAGTGCTGTCTAAAGGATGTTCTGTTGTAATCAAACGTAACATCGTCGTGATCAATAGTTAATGGAGTAGTGAATTGATTTACTACCCCGGTAATTTCACCAGTTAGTAATAACGATAATCCTGGTGGTAAACTACCAGCAGTTTGGTTGTACGTTATTTGAGAATTTATTATAGTTGAAGTTGCACGAATTGCTAACGACGATTTATATCCGGCATCAATAAATCCAAGATCTGAATTAGAATTCCATGATATAACACTGTTTATTTCACTAATAATATTAACAGTAAATGTTCGACTAGTTGAAGCAACGTCAGTAAAATTATCGCCGTATCTATATGCAGTAACTCTAAATTTAAAATATTTAGATGCATCAGATTGATACGGCACGTACCCAAACACCTCTCCGGTTCGTTCGTCAAACTGCATGCCGGGTGGCATACCATATGGGTGCCAATTTTCAATAGAAAACGTTGTTGCTGAGGTATGTGCAGTGGTACAAATATATAAAGTTTTTGAGTTTACATAAATTAAATCATCAACATGATATGTATGTAGTGGCTTCCATGTTTTAGTAGTAGTTTCAAATCTATAAAATATTTTTCCAGAATCATACACATCTAACATTAATGTAACATAGTTATTTGCGCGTTTCATTCCTAAGTCACTTGGTGTGAGCCATACTGGATTTCTTAAGTATGATGAATCTGCAGTAAACATTCCGCTATCGGAAATTAATGCAGTAGTATCAGCTCTAAAGAAAGTATCACCGACTACGTAAATTTGAAACGATCGTTGATCAAAATACTGTATTCCGTCTGATACAGTAACAATAAATTCATAGTTTCTATTAAGTGATTTTAACGGTAACGGATCAGGTGCATAGTCGTACACAATATCGTAATCATAAAAATCATATCCGCCATTACTGATATAATTGCTGTAAGTATCAGAAAAAGAGTAATATGCAAAATCATACGGGCTATCATACACTCCGTTATCATATGTACCTAATCCATCAAATGCTCTAATTTCAGTAACCGATTGTACTTTTCCGACAATTCTACCTTCAGGTGTTAATTTAAGTCCTGGCGGTAAGTCACCATCTTTGCTAGATATAAAATAACTTAACTTTGCGCCAGCAACAACATCAGGGTCAATTGCATCAAGTTGATAATCAACAACTGAGTTGTCGATTACAAATAATTGATTATGTATTCCAACAGGTAATAAACCTGCAGGGGTTAAAAATAGTGGAGCATCTTCTCCTTGTATTATAACGTTAAATGTTCGATCAGCTATCTCAGTGATAGTGCTTGCTCGGATACAAAACGTGTAAGTAGTGTCGTATAATACTTCACTAGCTGATCCAATAATAGAATCATTAACAAGTTTTAAACCTGCAGGAAGTTTACCGGAGATAATTGTAAATGTTACTCCAGTTGTATAGTTTACCGGTAACGGTAAATTAATATTAGTGCTTTCTTGGAATACGCCAAAGGAGTATCCAGATTGTTGATTCCAAACGTCTAGTGCCATAAGTGTTCTCGTTTTCAGTATTTATACGATTTTTAAGTATGTTTACATAATGAATTTTAGGATAAATATATAAAAGAGAGCTACTTATGACACAACTACTTACTATAAAAAACGACATAATTGTCATTGATAACCTTGCAGTTACTTCTAAAATTAATGTAACTGGGTCTTTAAGTGTTACAGGCGAGTCAGTTTTACAAACATTAACTGCCGGCGTTATAGTAACCGATACACTACATGTTAAAAATTTAATCACAGATCAAGATAGTGTTGCACCTAACACCGAATGGTCTGCAAACACAGACGACGACTTAAATGGTAGAGGGTTTAAATGGAAACACAACACCGGTCTAACTCAATTAATTTATCGCTCGGGCGGGAGATTATGGAATAGTAATTCATTTGACGTACCTGCTGAAGCATCATATATGATCGATTCTATACCAGTAATTACTGCAAATAGTTTAGGATCATCGATTGTTAGAAGTAATCTAAGACAAGTTGGTCAGTTAACTTCATTAGATGTAATTGGAGATTCGTCAATTGGCGGATTTGCATTTTTTAATACAGTAAATAATCGATTAGGCCTAGGAACTTCTGAGCCGTCAGCATCAATTAGTATCGTTGATAACAATGTTGAGATTTCAATAGGTAGCCCAGTAGTTAATTTAGCAAGTATTGGAACACGATCAAATCATGATGTTGCAATTATTAGTGATAATTTACCAAGATTAATTGTAAAACAAAATGGTGAAGTGCATATTGGTAATGAAGCAAATAATTCTAGCGTATTAAGAGTGTTTGGGTCAATTTATGCCAATAACATTGTATCTGATACTAGATTAGAACGATCAACATCAATGGAGTTTAAATCAAATTCTGATAGTACAATCTACGGTAAGGGATTAGTTTGGTCAGGCACCGGATCGTTGAAACATTTTATTATGAGAGATGCTCCAGACAGATTTTGGTCGTCTGAATCAATTGACATAGATGAAGGAAAATCATTTTGTATCAATGGTAATGCAGTATTGTCAAACTCTGCACTGGGTGATTCAGTTGTTAGTTCAAACCTAACATCGGTTGGGCAGTTAAGTTCGTTATCAGTAATCGGCGATATTACAGCTAGAAGTAAAATTTCGGCAGAACAGGTGAATACTCCATTACTAACTGTAAGTGATAATATTTCAATTTCCAATGCTGGCATATCAGCTACTGCTAATTTTGCATTATCAGTAAACACGCTAACATTAATATATGGTGATGTATCCGAAATAGTAATTGGTAATAAAGATGTTGCAAAAACACCAGTTAAAGTTTTTGGGCAATTATCAGTTGGAATTAACAATCCTGATCCAACTGTTAGTTTAGCAGTTAGCGGTAACATAAGTTTTAATAATAAAAAATTTATTACAGGTATATCGGCACCGTTAACTGGGTATTTTAATAAAGGTGATATATCATGGAATGAAAATCCAGCAGAAACTAGTTATGTTGGATGGGTTTGCGTAAATGCAGGTAATCCCGGCGATTGGAAGCCATTTGGATTAATTGGAGTTTAATGAAACATGATAAATTTAGTAAGTTAAAAGACCACACCGATGCGTTGGAAAAAATTTATCAACAACGTAGATTGTGGTTGTATGCTAGTTCGGTTGTATTCACAGCTATAATATTAGTAATTTTTAGTTGGGATGTGATTGACACGCAATTTCCTAAAAGTATATGGTGGGTACTTATTTCAATAGGGTTATTAGTTAGTGTTAATTGGTGGTACTGGACTATGAAGTCGTTAACTACTTTAGTAAGAAGTATGCATGCAGAATATGAAATTTTAAATGAAGTAACTACTGATATAGCACACGTAAAGATAATAATAAAATCCATGGCAGACTGTACTAACAATTGCGAATCGTGTCCTGTTAATGACGGCTGTATTCCTAAAAAGTAGTTGACTTTATGAATTACTGAATGTATAATATACTTTTTAAACAATAGGCAATTATATGAAATGGGAAATTGATAAAGAGTTTCATTTTGAAATGGGACACAGAGTATGGGCACAAAAATTAAATCATGTTGAGTTAAGTATTTCAACTGATTGTGCATGTAAGCATTTACATGGACACAGTTATTCAATTAAAGTATTTTTAGGGTCTGATACGTTAGATCATTCTGAAATGGTTACAGACTTTAAGAATTTAAACTTTATGAAACAATTTGTAGACGATGTGTTAGATCATAAATTTATGATTGATATTAACGATCCAAATTTTGATATGATTACAGCAAGTCACATGTCTATACGTGAAGATTTTAAAAACTTTACTAATTTAGGAAGTTATAACTGGGTTGGGTTAACAGAAGGTATGCAATTACATTATAGTAGTTTTGTATTAGTTGACTTTGTACCAACAAGTGAAAACATTTGTAAGTATTTGTTTGAGTATGCTCAATCACGTATAGGTGATGTAGCAACGGTTACTGCAGTTGAGCTGTGGGAAACAAAGAAAAGCCATTGTAGATATACCGGATAAGAAAAAAGGCAGCCTAGGCTGCCTTTTTTAATGACTAAACAGTCTTGTCCTTTTTAGGACGACCTTTAGGTTTAGGTTTAGTTAGTGGTACTAAACTAATAGTTTCTTCAACTACTACACGTTTAGGTTTAGTTGGTTTTTTAGGTTTAGTTGCTTTTGGTTGCACCAATGGCACTACATTATCAACTGGTTTTACGTTAACGCTTTTTGCTTCCAACTTAACTTCTTTTAATTTAGTTACTTTTGGTTTGCGAACTTTTGGTTTTACAGTTGCTAATGCAACTTCTTTAATAACAATGCTTTCATTAATGTCAGCATGTACTAACACTGGATCTGCAGGTGCATTAGTTTCTGCAGATTTTTTTCTAAATAATGATTTAATAAAATCAAACATAAAATCTCCTTTTTCTTATTTATAAATGGTCAATTGTCTTGAGACTACTAACTGGCATTTTCCATACTGTTCTTCGTTCTACTCCTTTTGACTGAGCAAACTGTTTAACATTACAATTTACACAGACATGATACACTTGATTCGAAACTCTATCAGGTGCGATTGATCCTTTAGCTCGAGTAAACACGCTTCCGCAGCAATCGCACCGTAAAATAATAATTGTTTTCTTTCGAAAGTAAGTGTGAGAGTTTCCTAACTTACTAGTTCGAGTGTACTCTGTAGTAACATATTCAGTATTAATAATCATACAGTATTTACATTAGGATTATAAAATTTTTTTGATAAATATTGTAAAATAACATGTTTACCGCAGGAGTGTAACTTAAAATGACAAAAAAGATAATCAACATTGGGGTTGAAGGTAACGACGGAACCGGCGATAGTATTCGCGGTGCATTTACTAAAGTTAATGAAAATTTTAGTGAGTTGTATGGTGCATTTGGTATTGAAGGTAAAATCAGTATTAGTGATTTAGCCGACGGACCAGAAATTGACCCTAATACTAATCTTGCCTATAGTCCGGATCAAATACTTATGGCAAATAGCACCGGAGATAGGTTAATTGCTCGTAGTATCGCAGGTGGTGCTAACATAGAAGTTTCAATACTAGATTCAGGTGAATTAAGTATTTCAGCTCCTAATACTCAAATATCATCAGATCAATTACCAAAACTATCATATCCATTTAACGCAAATTTAAAGACAATTGCAAATTTACCATATCCGGATCAATCAGCAGTTGATTTATTTAATGCAACATGGAGCGGTCAGTCAATAACTGCAGACATTAATAGTTTACCAGTAACTGTTGGGTATGCATCACAAAATTTCCTAAGTGTTTACAACGGAGCAATCGCATATAAAGATGCAGATGGAAACATAGTACAACCGTCGCTTGCATCAGCGCCTGATCAAGTTGATACAACAAGCGTAGATTATGATCCTGCATTAACTGGTAATTATTTAACAACGTCTTTAGTACCTCGTAAAGATTTAGTATATCGAGGTGGCGATACTATGACAGGACCGTTATACCTTAGCAATCATCCGTCGCCGCTAGCTGGTATTACTTCAAGTGATCCTGCTGACTTACAAGCTGCTACTAGATATTATGTTGATAATAAAACATTTTCAAGTAACATTAACTTATATGTGTCGACTAGTAGTGGTGATGACTTACAAACAAATACTCCATCTGGAAAAGAAGGTCGTAACTGGAATTATTCATATAACACAATTGGTGCAGCATTATTACATGCTCAATCATTAATTGATTTAGCAAGTCAAGAACCAGGTCCATATAAGCAGCGTATATCTTATACTGATAATGCTGATTTATACTTTTCAACAATTCAAAAAGTTTCGTTAACTGGTGGTAATTCAATTGGATCAAATAGCGAAGGGTTTATTGCAGCATACGATTTATTACAAGCTAATCGGGCGTTTATCCAAGCAGAGACAATTGCATATATCAATAAAAAATATGTTAATTCGTTTTCATATATTGAAAAAGATCTTAAAGATACGATAGACAAGTTAATCACTGCAGTTGCTGATGATTTAATGTTAGGTGCAGTAGAAAGTCCTACAGGTAATGCACAACTAAATTATAAGTCATATTGGTTTGCAAATGAATACTTAAAAACACATTTAGATAGTAATGAGTTAATTCAGTGGAAATCAATAATTGAATTTGTTAAGACTCAAATTATTGATTTTTCTTATAGTGTTAGTAATGTTCAAAAATATACAAAATCGATAGTACAGGCGTTATGCTATGATTTTTTGTTTGGATCTAATTACCAAAGTATACAAACTGGTATATCATTTAACAATTCAAACACTGGATTAACTGCTAATCAATTATCTTCAATAATAGTGCAAAATCCAATTGCTATTACGTCTGCTGATTATAGCGGTACATCGATGACAATTAGTTTTGAAACACAAACTGTTAATTTATTCCCAGAAAACAGCCAAATTATTATTAATTGTACGTTTACTAAATCAACATCTGTATCATTGACAAATATTAGTGCAATTGTTACTGCATCAACCTTATCAAGTGTTACTTTTAATTCAAGTGCATTTTCAACTACTGGGTCTTATACAGTAAGCGGATATTTTGATAGATTTAATCTAATTAATCAGTTATTAACAATTACAGAAGTTAAAAATAACGATACAATTACAAATTCGATTAAATCAAATGCAGAGTTAATTGCGTCAATTGCATCAACCGGTGTTATACCAGTTCCTGTAATGCCATCACTTACTAATGCGCCGGAATTGTATGACACGTTAAGCTATGCTAATGCAAAAGAGTTATTAATAACAAATATATCATTTATACAATCAGAAGTAGTTGCATATTTAAGTGCAGAATTTCCATTAGCAACTTATGATAGAGCATTATGTTTGCGTGATGTAAAATATGCAGTTCAAAGTATTGCATATGATGCAATTTATGGCGGTAACAGCCAAAGTTTTTATTCTGGATTACAAATTAAAAACTTTATTGTTAATCAACTGCCTACTGTATCGTCAGTATCGTCAGATGCATGTAAGGCTGCAATTGCATACATTAATGTGTTAGCTCAATCAATTATACAAAATATTCCAGTAGGAACTGTTTATCAGCAATCAATTAAACAGTATCGTAATAATTCATTAACTGGCGGTGTAATTGCATCTTTGTCAATATCAACAAGTGTTAATACTATTGTTAGATTAGTGTCGTTAGCGCCTAGCACTCCAACTAATGTTACACTTAGTGTTAACACTGCTGGGTTAATCACTGCAAGTAGTGCAGTGTCATCGTTAGCAATTGGCCAATCAGTTACAATTAGTGGTACTAATACCGGAGTAGGATCTATCCCTACAGGGATTTATTACATCATTGATACTAATGGATCATCTACGTTCCAACTGTCAGATGCCGTCGGCGGCACTGCATTAGTAACAGGTGCAGGATCATTAATTGGGTTATCGTATTCGTTTGGACCATTTGAATCATATGCTAAAACTGCTCGTAAATCTATTAGTGATACAGTTAATCTTAAAATTCCGTCATATACTACAACTAGTGATATAAACGAAACTGACGGATTTGCAAAGACTACAGTTCCATGGTTTATTGATCATTTTTATCCAGTAATTAACGATTTAAACGATTTAAACAATTCAAACAAGTTGGGTCAAATTACAGAGTTGTTCGATTTTATTAACACTACCATTACTAACGGCGTATATCCAGAAGATCTTCCACTGTATCCAACATCTATATTATCAATTTATGATGATATTACAAAAGAAGAGTTAGCAGCTGCAAGATTAGCAATTACAAATTCAGTTTTTGGAATAATTAGCGATATTGAAACAGCAAGAAGTACAGTAATAGTTGCAGATATTGAGTTATACAGACAATATGTAAAAGATGTAATTATTGCAGTATGCTATGACATTACATTTGGTGGGTCGTCAGCTACCTATTCGGCTAGAAGTTACTTAACTACTGCAATTGACACAAGTCCATTAACATTAGTTACTGATATTAAATCGGCAGTAAAAGTGGCAGCAAATGTTGCATTGCAAGTAGCAACTATTGCAGATCTTACCCATTTTACAGTAAATGTACCTCATAAAACAAGCGGATCTGTTACGTTTTCAATAGGAACAGTAACTGGGTTAGTTGCTACGTTAACTTCAGGGGTTGCTACTATAACATTAACAACTGGAAATTTAACAGGTGTAAATGCAGGTGATGTGTTAGTCCAAACTGCCGGCACAGGTGAATTTGGTATTCACCCAATCGAATTGCTTATTAATGATGCGTTTGTATCGTCAATTGATGATGCATCATTTGAATTGTTCCAAGATACTATTCCATATGTATCAGCAAGTGCGTTAAGAGATACAATTATTAATAATAAAACTATTATTACTAATGATACGGTTCGATATGTTAAAGCTAATTTCTCAGGCGGGTTTAAATACAACGAAACATTGTGCTATCGAGATATTGGATCAATAATAAACGCGTCATCTATCGATCTTATAACAGGCGGAACATGGCAATCGATTACTGCAGGTAAAAGTTTTTATAAAAACGCTAGTGGTATTTTAGTTGCATCGGGTGCTCAACGGGTACAATCAATTGACGGAATTGAGTTTGCTAAAGACTTAGCAAATCAAGTTCTTAATAAACAAAGTCGCACTAGATATCAAACATTAGTTTCTCAAAAATTATCAATTTCAGGTAATGCTAATTTACCAAGTACATCAATTAATGTAGGTAGAGTTGGTGATACTAGATTATCATTAACTGTTTCAGCATTAGCTAAAACTACGTTTAATGCTAATATTGAGTTAATGATTAGTATTGTTAAAAATGGTATCGGTAATGCGCCAGCGTTAGTAACATCAATGTTTGGTTCAGGATTATGGCACATTGCGGTACAAAATGGCGGCAACGGAAATGTAGATCAAGGAAAACCTAATAATATTGATTTATTTCCAGCTAAGATTATTTCAGGTGTAGGTAAAGACAGCACTAATGTTGCAGCATCTACCGCCGCAGCTACTATTGTAAAATATGTTGCAGGACAAGATACTGCGTTAACAATTGTAGCAGTAACTGATTCAACCCATTTTACAGTCTCTATACCTCATAAAACAAGTGGATTTATTACATTTGCAGTTGGTTCTCAATCAGAATTAACAGCAACACTAACTGCAGGCAGCAGAGAAGTAACGTTAACTTCGGGAACAGTATCGTCGTTAAATATTGGAAAAACTCCTGTTAAAACATCAGATACCGGTGAGTTTGGAGCTATACAAATAGCAAGTGTTGATAGTATTCAAGTTCGATTAATTCGTCCTGAATTTTTCACATTATACGAAGAAGTAGAATTTGGTGAAACTGTTCGTGATTTACATATTACATTATTTGTAGAAAGCGGAATTTACTATGAAGATTATCCGTTACGGTTGTCTCCAAATATATCAATTAAAGGTGATGAATTCCGTAGAACAATTGTCCGTCCTAAAGATCGTATAAGTCAAAGTCCATGGCGTAAAGTGTTTTTCTATCGTGATGCAATTATTGATGCATTAGAGGTAGGGATTGTTGACTACGACGGAACAAATTATGCTCCGACTGGTATTTCAGCATCAATAAGCGGTGTTACTTCAAAAATTACAGTTACATTAACTGGTCTTGACCAATCCGGTAACACAGTTGGTTATCAAGCATTACTAAGTTGGGTTGGCAAAGTATTTGCTGATACTAATGTAACCAATGGTAATGCAAAACGTGGTAAGGCAGTAGTTGATTCAGTAAGTGGCAACACTATGAATTGTACAGTAATTTACCCATTTGATGGTGAAGCACGACTATTTGCATCAACCGAATGGAAACTGTTTAGCACAAAAAATTATGGGTACCATTACTTAACAGACCCAGCTGATCCAACTAGTCAAGCTAAAAACAATAAAGATATTGACGTATTTTTGTGTAATGAAGGTAACAGAATTGTAGGGTTAACATTCCAGGGCCAAGGCGGCTTTGCGATGGTTTTAGATCCATCTGGTAATATTAAAACTAAATCGCCATACATTCAAGAATGTTCTAGTTTTTCACAAAGTAATAATTATAAACGATTTGCTGGTGGTCAATATATTGACGGGTTTGCAGGAAGATTATATGGTGTAATTAAAGCAGTTGCCGATAACGGTATTACTGTAACAGTAACCGGCGCAGTTAATAGTGGGTTAGATGTTAGACCGCCACAAGCGCCGTGTTCGTTTTATGTACGTGGAAAACGTTATCAAATTGACGATGTAGTAGAGTTTAATCCTACAACACGAACAGTAGTGTTAACTTTAGATAAAACAACAACATATTTGTATGATCCAATTAGTCAAGCAATTGTATTTGATTTACAAAAAACAAGACGTGATGTGCAGTATGTAATTGATGCAGCTGCTGCGGATTTAGCGTTAGGAACTACGTATCGATCAGTACATGCAGGGCGTCGATTCTTAGCATCGTATTCTAGTTTATTAATTGGGTCATTGCAAGATTTAACAGTAGCAGGTATTAACCGAGCTGCAAGTCAATCTGCATTATCAGTTAATAGCACGTTTATGAGCAACATTGGAATTATGACAGCAATGTTGTTAACTGGTGCTAGTGCTGAACCGGTAATTACGTGGCCAACGTTAACATCAGGTACTGGATATGCAAATAAAAATTTAGCAAGAGCTATTATTCAAAATAATAGAAAATTTATTATTTCTGAAATTAGTGCTTATATTTCTGAAACAGAAGTGCTAAGTAACTTTCCAAAATATAATGTATTAACTAGCGAACGTGATATTGGTTATATTATTGATTCAGTAACATACGATTTGTTGTTCGGTGGAACTAGCCAAACATATAGCAGTGCATTTGCATTCTATAACAACGGCACATCGTATGTGCCAAGTGTGTCATCAATTTGTGTTAAAGTGTTTACTCGTTTAAAAGCAATTTTACCTTACATTGTAACTGGACAAACTGTTTGGGGTGTATCTAGTAAAACATCAGGAAATTCAGAAATCCAAAATGTGTCTGCACCATCTGGTGTTAATTTCCAAACTACATTAGATCCATTATTTGATTTATTACTTGATTACATTACAGATGGTGTATTTACTCCATCCGCTACTCAAAGCTGTAAAGCTATATCTGCAACAATTAGCGGTACTCAATCCGGGTATAGTGTAGGTGATTTACTCACAGTAGGCGGTACGTCGGTAATTGCGTATGTTTCAGAAGTATCAGCTGCTGGTGCAGTTACTGAAGTTAACTTTAAAGGTCCTGGAGCATATGCAGGTACATTCCTTACTAACCAATCATTATCTGCATTAGTTACTACCTCAGGTGGGTCAGGAACAGGTGCACGGCTAACTTTAGTAGTTGGTCCTGAAACGTTCCCAACTATAACAGATACTGCATATACAAATGCAATCAGTTATTCAACAATAACAACTATTGCTAACGATGTAGTTAATTATTTAAGTAACGGTGCTGATCAACAAATTAACATAGAGATGGGCGGTAACCGTTCTATGCTAGCTAACGATTTTGCTATGTTTAATGATTTAGCATACGGTATTTTAGCAAACAACGGTGCATTTACTGAACAAGTATGTACATTTACATATTATGCACATACTGGGTTTTGGGCAAATAATGGTAGTAACTTAAGAGGCGTAGGATGTTCAAATTCGTTTGGTAATTATGGATTAAGAGCATCAGGGTTTGACGTTACTGAATTACCAGACAGTGTTAATCTTGCAAACCATATGATACAAACTGCGCGTGTTTATAAACAAGGTTCGGTTATTGATAAAATGGTGCCAACTGTAACAGTTCCAGCAACTGAGTTGTGGATTATTGGTTATGATTATATTCCAACTAACGGTTCAGTTTTAGAAATTGATCATTCAGTTAGCGGTGATGGGATTGTGTCGTATATTATTTCGTCTGTACAATATACAACTATTCAAGTGTTAAATCAGATTGTACTTAAATTAAATTTAAGTTCGTCGGGTGATGGCGGCACATCGTCAACTGGATTAAAAACAGCGTTATATCATAGTCAGCTTGTAACAATTCGGTCAACTAACAGTTTTAAATTTAATAATATTGATAACGTTAGACCGACTAGACCGTCAACTGCATTACAATATAATGATAATTTAAATGCAGTATACAGGGTTGTTTCATACAACTTGTCAGAATCTACCGGCGATACGCTGCTTAATAATATAGCAATTTTACAAAGTGATAACGCATTTAACTATTATTCAGTTTCAACTGACACTAGTCATATAACAAATTGTGACCCGGAATCAGACATTACAGCAACAATTATCACCGGAACTAATTCAAGTACTACTATTACAGTTAACAGTTTAGCGTCAGGAACTGCAATTGTAGCAGGACAAAGTATTGCTGGTATTGGGTTTAGCGACCATACAGTAGCGTCAGTAACTGGCCCAGCAAGTGGAGAGTATACAGTAGTGTTAAGTGCAGTGCCGTTAACTACACCCTATGGCGTAGTTAGTTTTTCTACAAAAACACAAGGTTCAAAAGTTAATGATATAAAAATTGCAGTAAATCAAATTTCAAATTTAGCGTCAATTGATCAAATTAATAGAGGAACTTATGTTACTGCATGGAATGGACGACTACATCGTGTTTTAAAATATGTACCGGCTGTGTTTGCCGCAACCGGAACTTTAGAAACATGGACTGCAGGAACAAACACGTTAATAGTAACTAGTGTAACTGGAACAATTGATAATAATTCAATAATTGTAGGTAGAAATAGTGGATCTGATGCTACTATTGAATTCCACGGTGAAGTTGCGTCGTCAACATTTGATGCAGGTACTGAAAGAACTACTATCATTGTTAAAGCAGGGACTGGTACTGTAGTAGGTAGTTTATCAACTGGTGCTATTTTTACATTTGGTGTATCAACTAACAGTTATATTAAAATTTCTCCAAATGCAATAATTAACAATAACACTGTCGGTACTGCAATTACATCAATGATATTTGAATCGTCAAATGTAGTTGACACTAATTATTTTCAAACATTTAAAATTCCGTATAGTAAAAACACTTCACTACCGGTAGTTAATAGTTATGTATCAGTTGCAGGTGCAAGTACTACTTCGTATAATGGTTCATATCAAGTTACTGCAGTAACTGATCAAACATCAATTACAATTGGTTCTGCATCGGGATATACAGTAGGTATGGTTGTAACTTTCCAAATTTTTGTTACTACAATTTCTGGTAATAAAACATTTAGAACTACAACTGCTCATAAATTAAACGTTGGTGATTTAGTAACATTTAAAGAAACATCAGCTACATATGGGGTAGTTGCTGCAACTTCGTATTATGTTAAAACAGTTAGTTCAACTAGTGGAGTTATTGATAAATTTACGGTGTCAACATCATTAGTGTCGCTTGGTGTACCGGGTGCTGAAAAAACTGATTTTTTTAACGGTATAAATTTGTCATTAGAAATTAATACTCCGGTATCTACAAATTCACATATGAGTACAGCAACTAATAATGCAATTATTCAATCAATTAACGGTAACACATTAGTAGTAAGTCCGTCATGTTGGGCACCTGAAGGCGCTCCAATTAGAGCAACTATTGCAGCAACTGTTCTTTCAATTGAAATAACATATCCAGGTAGTGGGTATGCATCGGCACCTAAGTTAGAAATTATAGAAGGAAGTCCGACATTAGTTGCAACTGCAGTGTGTACTATTTCTGAAGGAAAAATTAATCAAGTTACCGTAGTTATAAAAGGTTCGGGATATGTATCACCGCCAAAAGTAAAAATTACTGCATCTGCCGATACTAACCAAGAGGATCCGGGTTATTCAGAAGCAATATTAACAGTAGTATTATCAACTCCTGTATATAAAGATTCAACATCGACATCAGGTATTACTTCTTCTACTGTAACGCTGTTATATCCATCAGATCCGGGCACTTTTGATGTTAATGAAGTAAAATCAATCTCTGATAGTACAATTACAACTGGAAATTCATACGCCGGAACTATTAATGGAATAGCATATGCAGCAACGACAGGATATCTAGTAACATTTACATTTAATGCGTTAACATCTGCTCCAACTGCAGGGTCATGGTATAAAGTTTCAGGCAATAGCAACAATTTGTATAACGGTCTTGTTCAAGTAATATCAAACGGTTCTACTACTTCTGCAACAGTGTTTTATCCATATGATCCAGGAACACCTGGCACGTTTGTAGGTGATACAACATCAATAACTAAATCTACTACTTCTGCAACATCGTCAAGTTTAGGTATTAGTAAACCATTTAGTACAGAATCTGCATATACATTTGCAATTGGCTATCCGTCAAATGTTGGCGGGCAAGTGACAACACGGATTAGTACTTGCCGTGCAACAGGACATGATTTTTGTGATATTGGTACCGGTGGATATAGTACAACAAACATTCCATATTCGATCTATGGTGATCCATCGTTAAGTAGACAAGTATCACACGAAACATTAGACGAGGGAGTAGGACGTTGCTTCTATGTATCAACTAACCAAGATGGTATCTTTAGAGTAGGACGGTTCTTCTCCGTAGACCAAGGAACTGGTATTGTAACACTTAGTTCAAAAATGGCATTGTCAAACGTACAAGCATTTGGTTTCTCAGGCGGTGGTGCTGTTGTAAATGAATTTTCAACAGACTCAACAATGACGGATAATTCATCTAACAAAGTACCAGTTGAAAGTTCAGTACGTGGATATATTGATAAACGTTTAGGATTAGATCACGGTGGATCACCAATTCCGGTAACTACTGCAATCGGTCCTGGATTTATGCCATTGAATGGTTCGTTATCAATGACTGCTAATTTAAAAATGGGCAGTCATAGTATTACTGGTTTAGAATATCCAGGATCGGATGACTCTGCAGCAGCAAATGTATTATATGTCAACAATAAAGTTGCTAGTAAAAGTAATATACATCAATTAATTGATACATCAATTGTAACTCCGACAACTTCACAAGTACTAGTGTTTGATGAAACGTTAGAATTAGCTACATCTCCTCCCACACTTGGAGGATGGGTTAACAAAACAATTGTAGGTCATGTTACAGTTGCATATGATACAACAGAACAGACATTAACCTCAACTATTGGATCTGAAAAAATAGTTAATAGTATGGTTAGTGCAAGTGCAGCTATTGAACAAAGTAAATTATCGTTAACTGCTGCATCAACTAGAACTAGCAGTACTAGTATTTTACAGGCAGATTTAGGAGTTGCAAGTTTTAATAATAAAGTGTTTACATCAACTAGCGGATGGGTTGATTTAGCCGATTCTGATTCTAATACAACCGGTGTGTTATTAGATAAGTTGCAGTATATCTCATCTAAAACATTGTTAGGTAATTTATCAAGTGCATCTGCACATGTAACTACAGTTACTCCTGGTGCAATTGTTACAGACGGTGATGGTATTAAAAATGCATCTTTTACTAGTCAAGGTGCAATGAGTGTTAAATCGATCGATTCAATTACTGGTGCTAGAACATATGAAGTTATCCCATATACATCAACTGGTGGGGCAAGCAGTGTAGTTCAAACTGATGCATCAGGTGCTATCGACGCTACTAGTTTAAAAATTGATAGTAAGAAGATAATTGATACTACTTCTAGCTCAAAATCAGTTCAATTATATACATTTAGTGGTGCAGAGTTTTTATCAGCAACTTCGAACAGTAGTACTAGTGCAGCTGATACTGTTATTTCAGTAACTACTATAGAAACTACTACTAACAACGGTATGGTAAAAACTACTAATTTAACAACTGGTGCAGCAGCAACAGCCGGGTTAATTACAGGTGATTGGTCTATTACTACTGGTAGTAGAATTAGTTTAACAGCTGGGTCAACGGAAATTTCTGCAAATGGATTTTTAGCAAGTAATGAACGTGTAAAAATACGTCCATCATTAGCTTTAGATTTTGCAAATAGTAGAACATTAGATCCGCGGGTAGCATTTACTCGTGCATCAGTTGCAACTTGCTATAATGCACAAGGTGCATTAGTAACAGTAGCAAGTAATCAACCAAGATTTGATTACGATATAGATGGGGTTTCTAAAGGGTTATTAATTGAAGAACCTCGTGAGAATTTATTAAAATTCTCAACGTTGTTTGTAACTGGTACTGGAAATTGGACACAAACTAACTTTACAACATCAGCAGTGGTTACTAATGCAGCACCGACTAAAGGATCAGCTACACAATTTACATCTGCAGCAGCATACGAAGGAACATTGTCAATCCAACTAGCCGGTCTTAGTACTGTTGCATCATATGCGTTTTCAATATGGGCTAAATCAGTTAGCGGAACTGCTACTGTTAGCGTATCGTTAGATAATGGATTATCATTTAAAACAATGAACATTACAACAACAATGACTAGATATAGTTTCCCTGAAATTAAAGCAAGCAACCCATCTGCAAGTGTGTATACATTAATAATTAAAATTCCAGTTAATTCTAGTACGGTATTATGGGGTGCGCAGCTTGAGCAAGTTGCATCAGGTAGTACAGTATTTGCTACCACATATATTAAAACAGATTGGGAAACTACATCAACTTCAACTGTTACAATATCTACTGGTGTAAAATCATTTACAGTTACTGCTAATGGAAATGATTCCCTTGAAAAAATTCCAAATGGTGCAGCAATTATTGTTACTGCAACTGCAGGAAATACATTAGTTGGGACAGTAACATTGCATGTTGGTACAAAATTAGATTTAAATATTACATCAATTACTGGTTCTAGCACATTTTCATCATGGACAATGCAAGCCGGATTAGTACAAACTAGAGCGTTAGAATATGCATCGTTAACTGGTACTAATTTTAGCTCTTGGTATAGAGCAGATGAAGGTACAATTATTGTTAATGAATCAATTGAATCAACTCGCAACGGTGATTACGGAACTGTTAAATTGCAAAGTTCAACTAATGCAAATTCGATTTTACTAGGGTGTACAGCATCAAGTAGTGTATTAACATATACGTCGTCAAGCAACAACATTAGTGTCACCGGATATACAGATACTAATACTGCTAGTAGTATAATTACATCAGCTGATGCAGTAACTAGCGGAGTAACATTTAATGCAATTGATGGATTTACAGTTAAGTTTTATTTTAATTCAGTAACTACTGCACCATCTGTTAATACAATGTATAAAATATCAGGTAATACCAATTTGTTGTATAATGGAGTGTATCAAGTTACTGCTAGTACAACAACATCAATTACTTTGTTTTATACAGTTAACCCAGGTGTATACAGCGCAACTGGAACTACATTTGTAACTCCAGTAAGATCAGCAGTAACACATGGAATTGCATACAAAACAAATAGTTGTGCATATGGATTTAACGGAAACACTGTTCAGACTGATGATACTGCATCAATTGATTCAAATATAACTAGTTTAGTTATTGGGAATAATACAGCAGGAATAGGTGTACAATATATTGCAAGAATTACATATTACCCAATAAGACTAAGTAATTTAGAAATGCAAAGAATGACAACTCAATAAGGAATACACATGAAACAATACTTCACTTTAAAAACAATACTTTTAGATTCTAAGGAGTTGACATAATGACTAGTAGTTTTGTAGGAACTAATCCTAATCAAGTACCGACAAATTCTGATCTTAGTCGACTTGCATATTTAGATTATCTTGGATGGGACGATACCGGAGCAGCGATTCCGGTAATCGCATCTGCATCAGTTATTACACCTGTTCTTAAAATAACAAAAGTTTCAGGAACTGCAGCAATTAATACAATAACACCGCCGTTAGATTTAGTTAATGGCGGTCAATTAGTGTTAATACCAACTGCTAGATTTTCCTTTGATACAACTGGCAATATTGCATTGCCGTTAACTGCAGAAGTTTCAAAGCCAATTATTTTAACATACGAATCTATTGCTAAAAAGTGGTATCCTAGTTATTCTAATACGGTTAATAATTTAAATGTAAATGCATCATTATTAAAAAATGTTTCATTAAATGTTGGTAATTCATTAACTGTTACTGGTGATGATACAATTACATTAACTAATGTTGAAATAACTTCAATTACTGGTAACTTTTCATGTGATCCATCTGTAACTAATTATAAATTAGTTATAGGTAAACAAGTAATTATAAGTGCTAATAATGTCGGTACTGGATATGTAGCAACCGGAACGTATTACATTATTGCAACTAATGATACATCGACGTTTCAACTATCTGCAACATTTGGCGGGCCTGCTATTACTACAGTAGTAGGCATACCCACTGGTTTAGTATTTACATGTTCACCAAATGTAAATTTTGGTAGAGGTGGCGTAGTTGTATATAATGACAGAACAAGTAAGTTAAGTGTGTTTGCAGAAACTACTTCTGTAGAATTAGCATCTAGTATAACTGATTATACAGGTACCGCTGGTAAATTAGTGTTTTCAGTATCACCTACATTAACCGGCACAGTAACAGTTAATGGAGAATTAGTTGTAAATGGAAATACTGCAATTAATGCATCATCATTAACAGTTGATGACAACAATATTGAATTAGGATCTGTATCGGCAGTTACTGGAATTACAGGTACTATATCAACTGTTGAATTATCTACTGTAATAACTAGTATGTCATCAGTTTCTGGGTTAATTCCAGGAATGGTAATTACTAGACAAGTAGGTAGTTTAGGTGCAGGGTTATTTGGTGGAGTAACTGTAATTACACAAATCCTTACATCATCTTCGGTATCAATTACTAGTACTACTGCAAATACAACAGGTAATATAACGTTTGATGCAGCCGGTGCATCTGATGCAACTGCAAACAACGGCGGTATTACTGTAAAAGGTGCAACTAATAAAACTATTATATGGGATTCAACTAATTCAAATTGGACGTCAAGTGAACATTGGAATATTAGTTCAGCTAAAACATATAAGATTAATAATGTACAGGTGCTAACTTCGTCTGCAGTGCTTAATGACTCATCTCAAACTTCAGTTACTGTTGGGGGATATGCAACTACTGTTAATATCGGAACTAGCGCAACTTTAGCTACTACATTAACAATTGGTGCTACTACAAAAGATAATATTTTAATCATCAACGGTAACAACACATCTGGTACTGCTACATTAAGCACGTCAGCAGGTGTTACTACTACAAATGTATTCAATACAAACGCATTAACTGGTAACTTATTTGGTGCTGCTACTGCTGTTAATATTGGTGCTGCAAGTGGAACATTAACAATTGGCAATGCAACGATTACTGGTACTAATGCAACTACTTTAAATTTAAATGGAGCTAGTCCGAGTATTACTACAACCAGTACTGCAACAGCATCAGTTTTTAATACATTTGCAACTACTGGTAACTTATTTGGTGCTGCTACTGCTGTTAATATTGGTGCTGCAAGTGGAACATTAACAATTGGCAATGCAACGATTACTGGTACTAATGCAACTACTTTAAGTTTAAATGGCGCAAGTCCGAGTATTACTACAACTAATAATGGTACAGCAAGTGTGTTCAATACAATTGCATTAACTGGTAATATTTTTAATGCTGCAACAACGACTACGTTTGGTTATACAGGAACTGCTGCATCAACTACTAATATTTCAACAGGCGCAACCTTAACTGCAACAACAAAGACAATTAATATAGGAACAAACGGCGCAACTGGTTCAACTACTACTATTTCTATTGGTTCAACTGCAGGCGGTACTACTACAGTTAATAATGCGTTAAACGTTGTAGTAGGCGGTAACACCTATCCTGTAGGATATGCAAATGTTCCACAAGTTATACAAAATGCTGATTTTAGTGCATTTACGTTAAATGATATGGGTAAGCATTATTACCATGCTTCTGCAACTGCACATACTTACACCGTACCAGCTGGAGTATTTGCAATAGGAGCTACTCTTATGTTTGTTAATAGAGGTGCAGGAGTATTAACTATTAGGTGTGATCCAACACCAACCGGGTCTCCGTTGCCTGCAACTGAAAGTTTATTACAATCAATTACCGGTAGTACAGGTAGTCGAGCGTTAGCTGCTTTTGGTGTAGCAACTATGGTTAAGATAACTGCAACAGACTGGATAATTTCAGGAACGGGGTTAAGCTAATGACTGGTTTTATGACAGTAGTAATAGGAATGTCTGGTACAAAGTTACAAACTCCGGTACCATTTTTTAATTCATCGAGTTCAACTTCTATAAAGTTTGCGTGGGCTCCTGTGCCAAATGCAACATCATACGAATACTATACATCAGCAAGTGGATCTCCAACATCGCCTACCTCAATTACTGCATCGACAGGAAGTTGGGCAACGCCAAGTGCAATGAGTGGTACTCAAACTGCTGGATATATGCAATCAGTTGCTTATAGAAAAAGTGACGGACTATGTGTTGCAGTTGGGTATACAAATAATGTTAATAATGACCATACACCAGTATATGCAACATCATCTAATGGTACTACATGGACTGCGCCAGTAGCAATGCCAGGTTCGGTATTAACAGCATTATCATCAGTTACTGTTAGAGATAATGACGGGGTATTTGTAGCAGTCGGTGGGGGTTATTATGCAATATCAACTAACGGCACTACATGGACAGTAGGGACTATACATTTAAGTTATAATTTTTTAGCAGTCACTGTTAACAGCAGTGGATTATTTGTCGCAGTTGGCGGCCAAGGCGCGTATTCGACATCAACTAACGGAACAACGTGGTCTACTCCGGTGTCTATGCCTACTAGTGTTTATTATACTACGTTTATGGCTATTACTGTTAGTAGTACCGGTAGATTTGTTGCAGTTGGAAGTGAGAATGATAAACCGGTATTTTCATATTCAGATAACGGATCAACCTGGAATACTGTCATTCGACAATCTTCCGCCGTTGTCAGCGCACTGTATAGTGTTGCAGTAAATAATACTGGAGTATTTGTTGCAGTGGGGCATACCATCGATGCAACAAACTCCCCGTTATTTTCAAAATCAGTTGATGGAATAACCTGGTCAGATGTTGCTATAATGAATAATTCAACAGGTTCTGCAACTATGAGAAGCATTACGACAGTTAATGGAACATTTATAGCAGTTGGTTATCCTAATAAATATGCAACATCATCTAACGGCAGTAATTGGACTACTCCGGCGGATATGAATGGAATTGCAGTAGTAATACAAATGACTAGTGTTACTGTAACTGCTAACGGGTTATCAGTTGCAGTTGGTTATAATGGTAATTATGCAGTAAGTTCAACTAGTACAGCAGTAAGTTCGAAAGATATTACAGTTGCCTCTGGTAATAGCAGTGTAACGTTTTATGTGCGTGCAGTTGGCCCAATTATATACGAAAAGTCAGAATACGGTTCAATAACAGGTTTATCTACAAAAGGATCACTTGGTATTCCGTCGCTTTCTGCAGTATCAACAACTACTACGCAAGTTACATTTTCGTGGACTGCTGGATCACCAACATTTGACAATACCGGATCTTATAGTTTTTACACAGTAATTGATGGTGTAATATCACCAACTACTACTGGATATACTAGTCTTAGTAAAGTAATTGATGTACCGGATATTGGCGGTACTGCAGAATTTCATTTAACTGCAGTAGGTACTAATTATATTAATTCGCCTACTGCAGTATTATCAAAAGCAGCTTACGGATACTTAACTGCGCCAACAATAACAACGCAACCAATATCAACTACTGTAGTTCGGTTTTCTTGGACAAATCCAGCAAACGTGTTATCTTACCAATATTACACATCTGCGAGCGGAAGTACAAGTTCTCCAATTGGACCAATTACACTAGTGTCAGGTACTACTACTAAAGATATTACTGTAGCTGACGCAGGAAATGTAACAATTTATGTACAATCAATCGGTTTACCATATGCTCCATCTAATACATGGGGAACGTTGTACGGAACTGCGTATTTAGGGTATTCGTCAGTTACTGCAAACAGTATAGTAGGTACACCGAATACAACCACACAAGTATCGTTTACATGGTCTGGAGTTAATTCAGATTCGTATGATTATTACACTAGTTATAATTCTACTGTAATAAACACTACAAATACTTCAGCTGTAGTATCATCAGGTTCTGCAAATACATCAGTAACGTTGTATGTTAAATCAAAAGGTAATGCATCGTATATGCCTGCTACTACATATTCGTCTGGGTCAGGAACAAGTTATTCGGGAATTGCATCTATATCGAATTTAAGCGCAACTTCTCTTACTACTACAACAGTTAGAGTTAGCTGGAATACAATATCAAATGTGGGATCTTTTTCTTACCGTACTAACTTAGATACTACAGCAAGGACACTTGCTAACACAACTACATCTCAAGATGTATCAACTAGCGGTATTGGCGGTAGTGTAAGATTTTATATCTCAGCAACTGGTACAAATAATTATATGAATATGGCTGAAACTTATGTAGACGGATCATCATACGGATATTGGACAACTCCATCGTTAACCTATACATCAACTAGTACAACTACGTTTACAGTTAGTTGGTCAGCTGCATCCGGTGCAACATATCAATATTCTACACCGACTGTTGCTAAAACTAATACATCAAGTAGTTCATCACAGTCTATAACAGTTAGCTCAGCAGGTGGTAACACCACTGTTACAATTTATGCAACAGGCGGTGTATATGCAGAATCATCAGCTAGTATAACCGGTTACGGTTATGTTGGTAATGCATCTATTACTACTCCGACTGTATCAGCTAAATCACCGTCAAGTGTATCATTTAGTTGGTCAGGTTCTAATATTACCAAATACTATTATTCAACAAATAATTCAAATTGGACTGATAATGGAACAAGTACATCTGCTGCATTTTCAGCGTCGGCTGGCGGAACAGTTACTATATATGTAAAAGGTGATGCAGCTGCAAGTTACGCACCAGCATCTAATGTGTCAGCATCAGGAACTGCAATGTCAGGATATGCAAGTGTATCATCCTTGTCAGGTGTCGGTGCAACGTATACTACAGTTACATTTAGTTGGACTGGATCACATGCAGGATCATATTACTATTATACCAGTGTTGATGCTACTGTACGATCTACTACAAATACATCAATAACCGTTAATAATAACGGAACAACTGGTGCTAGTGTAACGTTTTATATTTTAGCAGTAACTAACGATTCCGAAAATTGGGCATCTCATGTAGGCTATCAAGAAGCGTCGGCTAGTGGAACAACACCAGATACTACACCTAATGATTTTTCATTTACTGCAACAACTGGTGCTACTAGAGGCCAAACTTATACATCTTCAGTAGTAACATTAGGCGGTATGGATTCTGGGCAAACAGTAGCAGTTAGTGTATCTGGCGGAACGTTATATTATTCAACAGATAACTTGTCATTTAGTAGTACATCTAGCAGTGCTAATATTTCTACTAATAATATTTACATTAAGGCTAGTGGTACTGCAAACTCAAGTTACTCAGGAACTACAACTGTTACTGTAACTTATGGTGGTGTACAAAAATCATATACAATAACCTCAGAAGCAGCACCAGTAATTAACTCACCACTTACTGCATCACCAGCTACTGTATCAGTAGCGTGGCCTGGTACATCAGGTGTTAACATGACAGCAACTACTACAGTTAGCAATAGTGCATCGTATGCAATTACTACTGATTTCCAAATTATTAGATATGTATTATTTTCAGGAGGAACAGGGTACGCATATTCAACGCCACCTGCAACTACCATAGCAGCAAATAGTTCTGCTACATTTACATTTACAGCAGCTTTAGATTACAATATTACTAATCCTGATTACTACTGGGCGTGGGCGTTAATTGCAAGTGGGCATAATGGTACTTATAGTACGTTTAGTTTAAAGATGGCTGATGGTGTACCAGATGCGTTTACATTTCCATCATATAATAATATAGAAAGTTATAATCAAAACTGGAGTAATACTTCGTATACCTCAATAACCGGGTTAAGTGCATATACAGTAGTTTCAATAAGTGCTACGGGAGGAGGAGCATGGTGGAATGTTACCGGCATTGGAAGTTATGCTGATGGTCAAATAGGTGACTTTAACAACACCGGAACTGCAACCGGAACTGCAACAACAGGTGCAGGTGGGGCGTTATATGTAGAACCGATCAGCCTGTCGCCTACTGGTCCTGGGTTATCAAAAACAGTTACAATAACAATCGGTGGTGTTTCTGGTACTTGGACAATGAATACAGTGGCTGCAACGCCACCACCGCCACCACCGCCACCACCGCCACCACCTCCACCGGTAACGCCACCACCACCGCCGCCACCGGCAACGTTTACAACTATAAATGTTAGTGGGAATACAAGTGGTATCTCATTAACAACTATGTATTCATACAGCTTTGCATGTACAATAACCGGTTATTATCAATTTGACGGATCTGTTGGTGCCGACGTCGGTGGTGCTTATGATTCGTATATGTACCTATTCAGCGCCAGTGGTACAGAATTAACATATGACGACGATAGTGGACCTAACGCTGCTTCTATGTTCCAATATTCGTGTACTGCAGGAACTACATATATAGTTAAAGTTCGAGAATATTATGGTGAAACGACAGATGCAACTCTTACTATTACACAGATATCTTCAATAACAGCAACTCCTCCTCCCGGAGCAAACGATCCACATCCGCCCACTGCTTAAACAATTGGAAAGTTATAGAAAGTTGATCAAGGATAGAATAATGAATAACATTTATATATTAGAAAATTATGTATCAAGTGATGTGTGTGAGAGATATGTTAACGCAATCTCTCACACAGATTGGTGGGAAAAGAACAACGATTATGATTGGCATAATCGTTCAATTAATTTGCATTCAATGCCATTAGACATTAAAGAAGAATTGTTAGATATACGGTGTGATGTTAAACAAAAAATAATCAATCAGTATAACGTTAACGATCTATTGTATTCGGATCTTTTTCAGTTTGTAAGATGGCAAGTTGGAAATAAATTATACCCACATGCTGATGCGGAGAATCCAGACGGTTCTCCGCATCCTATGTTTTATCGGAATTATGCGTCAGTAATTTATTTAAATGATAATTATATTGGTGGGGAAATATATTTCCCCAATTTTGATAATTTTAAACCAAAAATTAAACCTGGAACATTAGTTATGTTTCCGAGTACTTTAAGATACTTACATGGTGTAACTGAAATTACCGAAGGTACACGATACACTATTGTTGGGTTTTTTACATTTAATGAAAGATATAAAGATGGAAATAGAATCTAAAATTAACGATGAACGCAATTTAGTTCCAGACAACACTATTTTAATAATAACAGATTCTGATGAAATTAATAACCGAGTATTTGATATAGTTGAACCGCTAAAAGGAAACATTAAACGAGATTGGTTTGTTACACATGCATATCACTGTTTACCATTAGCTATTGGAAATCAATATGGATTTGCAATAAAAAGCTTATATGATTTTACCGCAATATGGAAGGGTGGAGATTCACCAAATGACGTAATTGTAGATGTTAAAAGTGCAACTGGTGGTCAATTTATTAACAGTCATTTTGGTATGGGTACTATTACTATACAAAATCAATTCCATTTTAGAACACCGTTAGGTATTAATTTAATGACACTTAATCCGCCAAATATGTTTATACCAAACTTACATAACATGACAGGTGTAATTGAGACTGATAACTTGCGTAGAGACTTTACATTTAATTTAAAAATAACAGTTCCAAATGTTGAAATTAAAGTTAACGCAGGAGACATTATTTCTGCATTTATACCAATACCTAGATTTTTTGTTGATAGATTTGAAATTAAATTAGCAACAGGAACAATACCTGATAACGTTATTAAAACTGAACGTCAGGCAGGTATTGATTTTGGAATTGAGCGTACTACTGTTGATACAAAAAAGCACCGAGGTAACGGACAGCGTTATAAAAAAGGTGTTGATATTTACGATAATGAGTTTTATAATCATCAACCTAATTTGTAATTTTTAACAAAATAGTATCTTCATTAATTCGACCGGTTATTTTAGTATCGGTCGAATTAATATCATCTAAAAACTTTCTTAACGCAATTTTACTAGCTGCTTTAAACTCTTTAAGTTTTTCTTCTGGCTTACGTATAGTTTTTTGAATACTCTTGTGCTCATCATATCCTAATATAGCAGCACCTTTTACTGTTAACGGACCTGTCATCTCATCGGCTATAAATTTGCCAAGTTTTCTATTTTTAGTATTGTACACCCATAATTCTTTAGCACCTATAATTTCAGTAGGATTAATAGAGACAAGTTTTAATGGTTCAAATATTTTTAGATATTTTAATTTTTCAACTAGTTTATCTTTTGGTACTGATTTCTTAGCACGCGGAGCTTTATTAACTTTACTTTCTTCAATTAACATAGTACACGCAGATTCAACTTCTTTATAAAATGCAATTAAATTTCTAATTTCTTTTTTACTTTTATGGCTATAGGCTTCTTGTAATTGCTCGTATGCATCGTGCTTTTCTTCATCAGCAGGTTTGCCAGCAGCAAGCTCTTCTAATTCCGACAAATTACGCGAGTACATGTCTTTAATAATACGTGCGTGTGCTGCTTTTGCTTCCTTAGCTTTAAGCGCATTTATTACTTTAATAGCTTTAGGATCAAACGTAGCTGCGTTTGTAATCCATTGGTCTACAGCATCTTCAATAACTTCTGTCATACCAATAGCAGCTTCTTTTACACGAGCTTGGATGTTTATAACTGCAGCTGGTTTTTTAACTTCTCCTTCTTCGTCTGGTTCTAAGTCAACTTCGCCAGCTTCAACTGTTGCAGTAATAGCACTTCTTAACCATTCAGCCGCATCTCTTCCGTTATTAAAAGTGTCATGAACAGCTGGCATACCTCTGAGGAGACAAGAAGCAATAGAACCCATAGTAGTACTTGTACGCCAATCTTTAGTAGCTTTATAAGTGTTAATTTCTTCTGTTGTATATTCATTTAAGGCCATCCATTTAGCAACTGCAGGTTTTAAATCTTTTACGCTAAACTGCAGATTATAATAGTGCATAGCGTTATGCCATTTTTTTCTATATTCAGTAGGCGTCCAATCTTCCCAGTTGTCCCAAACAGGACTGCTATCCTTTTTAGCATTTTCACGTATAGTAACTGAAGTTACTTTTGCTGCTTTTGGTTTTTTCTTTAGTGCCATAAAATTCCTAAGTCCACATGTGATGTCTAACTTTAATAAGTCTAATCATCATATCTTCGTCTTCTTGTTCTTGTGCTGTTTCAATATCGGTATTAATCATTAATAATTTTAATGATTGTTCTTCTTCCTCTTTAGTACGGTCATTGTTAAACATTGTACCATACTTTTCTTCTTCGTAATTGTAAAAATCACTAAGTCCTGATTCATCCATTGGATCTTTACGTTTAGGATATTCTTCAGTCCACCATAAGTACAACTTTTTTATTTCAATTGCAGCAAGTGCTTGAGGAGATAGATCATAATGTGTTTTGTCTTTATTTTCGTAAACTAGTTCCGATGCCCAATCTAAGTAATCTAAACCGGCTTGTTTACTACGCCATGATCTCCAATGAAAACTTGGAACATTATACTTTTCATATTGTTCTTTATCACCCCAACGAATAAAACTCCAGGCAAGTTCAACTTCAACAAAGTCAACTAGTTCATTAAACATACAAGGTAAAAATCTGTAACCAACATCGCACCATTCACCAGGTTTAATATGTTTAGGATGTGCAGTTAAGCCGTGTGTACGGCTAACCCATCTGTTTTCGATGTAATACTTAATATTGTAAAATGTATCCGATGGAAACATGTATACATCTTGAATCTTATCAAGTAATGTATCTGCAATCCAAAAACGAAGCGGATGGGCAGCCTGTGCAATTTTTTCAATAGAGTCCCATCCTTCACTAGTCTCATAAGTTGGATATTTTGTACCACGGATCTTATCCGCAAAATCACTGCATGACCAATAGTTACTTCTCATTGTTTATCCTCTTTTTAAAAATGGTTTTAGTTCAGGAGCTTTCCAACCTTCTGGTTTTAAAATCTTTCCGTCTTCACGTTTAAGTACTTTACCTGTTGTTGGATCAATCTTAGCAAAGTTAGTTGCCATTACTTCATTCCATGCACCTTCACCGTCTGCACCCATTGAATGAATAGCACCTACTGTTACAACTAAAATGTCAATTAGTGCATCAAGTTGTTCAACTGTATCTTCTGCTGCGATAGCAGTTTGTAATTCACCAATTTCTTCGTGAATTAATCTTACATACATAGTATACTGAGATTCGTTATAGTTGTCAACTGTTTGATCGCCGGCAATCATAAATTTTTCTTGGTCTTTAAATACGTTTGTCATATGTTTCCTTTTTTAGTTATGTCTTCTTGTGTTGTCTGAAAATGCCCATCCTAAACAAATGATCCAAACTACTACAGACCATCCTGCTAGCGCGTTAAAAATAAAGATTGGCATAAAATTATTATGTCCACGTTCACTTGCTATAATTGACGGAGCAAAATATATAAAGAACGTTATAATTCCTGCAATTATAAATGCTATATTAATCATCGCTATCATCTGGCTCCATTGCTGAGTAAATTAAAGCACATTCTTCTAACATTTTAAATTCTCTTTGCATACTTGTTAAGTCTTCTTCGTTCATGGTTTATCTTCAGTTAGGGTCGGTGTAACACATCCAACCGGTTTAGGTCGGACATATGGTTTCTTTATAAATTCCACGTGGCAATCCACGCATATATACATTTCCCTAGATGTTATAATTAACATCCCTGCGCCGCAACGCGGACACAGGTTCCCTGTTACTGCTTCATATGACTGTGTAGTCATTTACTCTTTCCCATTGCGCTATCAAACTGATCTTTAACTTGTTGTAATGAATCAGCTGTTGTTTTATCTTTTCTAAACTCTACAAATCTCGGTAAGAACAAACTGTAAAGTCCATTGCTTGTTGTAGGTGGCATAATGTTGTTAGATCTAACTGCTATAATTGTTCCATATAGTTCATCTTTACGATTAAAGATATCTGTACGCAATTCATCGCTAAAACCTGATACATTAACTTCTAACAGTTGATCAGATGTTCTACAAGTAATAGATCCAAACAACGCAGCATTTTTACCATTACCGTCTGTAAATGCTACAATTTCTAAATCAACATCTACTTCAAGTTTAAGTTTAACTTGCTCTTTACTTGTACCGTCACGCCATTTAGCATCTGGGTGTTTAATAATAGTACCTTCAAGTCCTTGTTCAATTAGTTCGAGATAGTGGTTAAATGCATCTTCCCATGAAAACACTAATTTAGATTCAATTAGCTGAACATGTTGCGGATCAGTTAATGCTTGTGATGCTATCTGATTTTTTAATGGATAATATCTATCAGCATACGATACAGTACCTTTACCTTTTGGTAAAGCAGTTGATAACGGAATTTGATCCCATACTAAAAATAAAGGTTCTTCATCTTTAGCAAACTCTCCGCCATCTGCAATACTGTTTAAAATGCCATTACCAATTTCGCGTGGTAACACAACGCCATCACGTTTTACAACAAGTTCGCCGTGTGTTTGTGTACCACACTGCATGTGTCGTTGCATATAATCAATAATTTTACTGAACTGCCCTAATGGCATTGGATTACCACTTCTACTTAATAACTCAATAGATAAGTCTTCATAAAAGTTAGCGTTGATATACATGCCATCTGCTTTTAACTGTGAAAACACACCTTTAGACCAAGGCCATGTATCAAGTTTAACATGTTTAGGTAACGAGCAGCGTTGATATGGAAACTCTGGAATCAATCCCTTCCATGCTTTGTTTACTGTAGCTGATTGTACACCGCAACGTAAGTCTTTATTTACAACTTTGATTACAACTTGTGCATCACGTTCCGATACAGATTCTAAAATATTTTTAAGATGATCAATGCCTGCGTGGCCTGTATAAGTACGGTCTGCTAATGCGTGTAGGTGTACAATAGCTTCGTCAAGATGCATTGTAGGTGTTCCTGTATTAGGAGTATAATCAGGAATTTTTTTGATGTTAAAAGGAAGTAGTTTGTTAGTGGCACAGAAACAAATGTCTTTCAACAATTCGTTAGTGCTATTGCGTTTAAGAATTTCAAGTTTAGCATTAGTTTTAGGTTCATTAGCTAACTCTTCTAAAATTGCAGTGATCATGTGTACTCCTAGAAATTAATTAAAAAACTATTATACAATAATTAACGCACTATGTCAACTAGTTAATCGTCACATAAAAACATTAATATTGCCAGTGTTGCAATAATTGCGCACATTACTACTCCAAACTCGTCTGCTACGTTAGCCATACTTTCCTCCCCTAGATAAGAAAGGGGACCTAAGTCCCCTTTCTAAAGTACTTAACTAATAATATTTATTATGCAGCTAAGTCTTGTTTTAGCAATTTGGAGATTGCTTGTACTTCAATATTTACAACACCTAACACACCTAATGCTGCCCAACCAAAGAATACAAATCCGTAGTGTAATGGAGCAACAAATAACTCTTCCATAAACCAGAAAGTGTGTCCCCATTCATTTAATCCAACGTTTGGAAGAATCATAAATGGACCAATCACAGATACCATGTATTGTAATGGCAAACCTTTTTGGTAGGTAGGTAAGCGTGTTTTAGCATATAAGAAAGATGCAACGCCTGTGATGATGTAAATTGGATAACTTAAATAGAACTCAATAACATGACTTGGTGTAAAGTCAGTATCACGGACGATTGTTTGATGCCATGTACCGTCTTGTTCTGTAAAGTATGATGCACCGTAGTAAATTGCAATGCCATACATTACTAACCAAACCCAGTGTGTAAAATGACGACGTAATTCTTCACGCGGTGTAATTGACATTACTTTGCGATCGCGTGTTTTCCAAATATATCCCCATAATACAGAAGCTGTTACTACTTCTAGTACCATTTCGATATATAAGAAGTTCATCCAGTATGTTTCAAACTCTGGTGCAAATGAGTCTAAACCAGCTGACCATCCATAAACACCCTCATACCAACGAACCCACCCGTAAAATACAACGTATAACGCTGCACCAGCAAGCATGTTTGTTTTGTTCAAAAGTGAAGCTTCTTTAGCTTCTGCTTTTACCGTTTCAATTGTAGCTGACATGTTGTTTCTCCTAAGCAAGGGAAAAATAAAAACGGAGTTCAACGCCCGTTAAACTCCAACTCGAGTTAAGTTTATTTAGCAATTAACTGAGTGTTTTACTCAGTTATTTACTAAGTGTGCTATATTATACACTAAAAGTTGTATAAGTCAACAAGTAATTTTACCTTTCTTCCATTTTTTGTAGTGGAAGGTGATGTCCATCGTGTTTATAGTGTCGTTGATAGTAGTGATCAAAATTACCATCTCTGTAGTATTCACGATGTACTGGTTGCTCTGTGCAACCAGTAGACAGGTAAATTACAAACAATATACTAACGCTTAGTAATAATCTCATCAATAAGTCCATATTCTAAAGCCTCCGTAGCGGACATAAAGCAATCACGCTCCATATCGGCAGCAAATTGCTCAAACGTTTTGCCTTTACTGTTGTGATCAACGTAAATCTGTGTTAAAGATTTTTTCATCTTTAAGATTTCTTCAACCTGAATTAACATGTCAGTAGCTTGACCACGTGCGCCGCCTGACGGTTGATGAATCATGTGTCGTGCATTTGGTAACATTTTACGCTTACCTGGTGCACCTGCTGTTGCTAACAGTGAGCCCATACTACATGCCTGACCCATTACAATAGTTGCAACATCTGGTTTAATAAATTGCATTGTGTCATAAATTGCAAGTCCTGCTGTAACTACACCACCTGGACTGTTAATAAAAAAGCTAATGTCTTCATTGCCTTGACTTTCTAAAAAAAGCAACTGAGCAACAACAATACTTGCAGAATGCTCGTTAACGTCTGTATCAAGCATAACAATCCTGTCTTTAAGAAGTCTCGAATAAATGTCATACGAACGTTCACCTTTTGCTTCTGATTCAACAACCATTGGTATTAAAGCTGGCATATATATCTCCTGTTAAGTAATAAAAATAAAATTATACAGCAATTAGCAAGTATTGTCAAGCTAACGTTTAGCGTTGACAACCGTAATTGCAGGACCGTTACTAACAAAGCTTAGTTGACCCATATACCCTTCAAATTGATGGCCGTTCCAATCAAGATGCAACTTAATGTTTTTCTCAATTACAACATTAAGATGTTTCTTTTCTTTAAATGATTCAACTGCTGCTACCATCTTTTTTCCATTATCTTCACAGATAATTTCGCAAGTGTCATCTACATATTCTCGTCGTTGCATATTGCACCTATAGTTGAATGTTAAGTTCGGCTACTTTTTTAGTAATAGTATTTCGGCCATATCCTAAAATTGTAGCAGTTTCTTGTCGTTTGTTGCAATTAAACTCGAGAGCAGTTTTAATTAAAACATGTTCAGCGTCTGCACCAATGTTTTTAATCTCTTCATCTTTTTCAACTAGCATTCGAATAAGTTCAGTACGCAACATGTCTTTCCATGTTTTATTAGATGCGTTAATAATTGCCTGGTAATCATGAACTTGTCCTTCAAGTTCTTTAATCTTTTCTTCTAAGCTTCGAATATGATTATCAATTTGCGTAAGTGTTAGATTTCTTGTATCTATAGTCATAGTGTCCTCATATAGTAATGTATTTTAATTTGAATTCAGCAAAGGATGGTTCATGTGGGTAACCTCTTGCGTTATTAAGTAGTACACAGTCATTTACAACTGGAGTTTTAGGATCGTGCTGATGGCCAAAAACCGCATAATCAAAATTAGTTAACAAGTAATCTAAATTAGAACCAAACAGTCCATTCATAATCTCGTCATTCTTATAGTGATCGGCTGTTGTTTGGAATGACGGTGAATGATGTGTGATTAAGATGTTATTGTCATATCCACTTTTATCAACTTGTTCTACCCATTTAACAAAATGTTTGTGACGCTCAAGAATATCAGCTACTGTAATACGAGTATCACCGTTATAAATAACCCGATAGTCATTTATCATTGTTGGAGCACGCATTATTGTAAACGGATCTTCTTTGTTATAATTGGTCCATAGTGTTCCGCCTACAAATAAATTATTGTCAATAACAATATAATCACCATCAAGAATATGAAAATTTTTGTATGGTAGTAATTCGCGTAATGTAGTCACTGCTTCGTTAATGTACGAACCATAATATTCATGATTTCCCATAACCATAAGAACATGCTTAAACTTAGAAGTAACAGCATCAAAAAAATTTGTAATACCATCAGTGTCATCTGTCCGATTTGATTCTTTATGTCTTTTAAATCTTGATACATTAAGTATGTCTCCTGCAAGGATTAAAACATCGGCTGGTTCAATGTTTTCTAGATGCAAATCTCTAAATTCAAAATGCAAATCTGATGCATACGCAATTTTCATTAACCCTCCTACAATCTATATGTTACGCGACCCTTATTTAAATCATAACCGGAAACTTCAATTTTAACTCTGTCGCCTTGTATAACTCTAATCTTGTGTCGTTTAAGTTTACCGCTAGTGTAGCACACTAGTACATGTTCGCTGTTATCAACTCTAACCCTAAACATGTTTCCTGGTAGTACTTCATCTACTTTACCTGTAAATTCTATTATATCTTCTTTACTCATATATCTCCTAAGTTATTTGTGATAACTGCCTTGAAAACAATGACGCAGTTCATGCCCGAGTGTCCAAAAGTCAGTGGTAAATGGTGTAACTATAATACATGTATTTCCTTGTAGATTTACATCCCAAAAAGAACAACCATCAATTGCATAGTTGTATCCCGGAAACCCTCTGCGTTTACTTTCTTTATCACAAGTTGCTAAAACATTAGCAACTTGTATCCATTTAACCTGTGTGTTATCTGTAAAGTTAGCTTTGCCGCTAAATTTATCATACGGCGTTTCATCTGCTGATACAATAAATGAAGTTGTTAATAACGCTGCAAGAAATACATGTTTCATATAGTTACCTGTGTGTTGCAAATAAAATACTATTATAGTACATTTTATGTGCTACGTCAAACGTTATTTAGTTCTTTTACTTGTGCGATCATATCATGTAGTAATACTGGTCTAAAGTCATGATGTTCGACGCATACATTTACATACCTACGATCTGGTTTATTACCATCCATAACAATATTGCTATGTAAATGCCCGTGTAATTGTCCACTCCATCTGTTCATTTCGCAAGGGTGAATAGGAATATGGCTCAACAGTACATTTTGTTGTACATGGTAAGCTCTAATATCTCTAAAGTAAGGAGTATATTCATCAAGTCTAAAGATATCGTGGTTACCTTTAATAAGAACCATATCTTTACAGTGTAATCTTGCTAGAGTTGGTAATGCCCTGCGGTTGATTGCAACATCACCTAGAATATAGAGTTTGTCATTAGGTTTAACAGTTTCGTTAAATCGTTTAACAAGTTCTTCATCCATTTCCTCGTAGGTATCCCAAGGACGCACTTTGGTTCCATCTGGTTTTACAAATTTACAAATACCAACGTGCCCAAAGTGTGGATCTGATGTTACCCATACATCTTGCATTATTTCTCCTATACGTGCCAAATTTCATCAAAGCCTTCTTCAGTAGTTGGCATTTGAAAATTATTAATCATACTTGTTATAATCGATTCAGAAATTTCTTTACCTGGTCGATTAGCTAATCGTCTAGCTAGTTCTTCATCATCGGGTTTTGAAAACACTACTGCAATCTTTTTATAACACGGAAACAACTTTAATTTAGAAGCTCGTGATTTAATGCTCATATTGGTTTGATCCCATATAGCATCACTTTCTGCCACATTTGCAGTAATAGCTCGTTTAGTTAGCAATTGAGTTGCAGTCTTAACATATTCATTAAATACTTCGTTGTATGTTTTTCCGACAGACGTTGCATACTCTTCTATAAAGTTATCCGAGCTAAGATATACACAATTTTTAGACCAACTTTGATTATTAACCCATGTAGATTTACCTGACCCAGGCACACCTACCAACATATATAGTGTACTCATTGTTTGTTTAACTCCCATAATTCTGCATATAAGTATTTTGACTTTGGTGCTTTACCATGTATAGATTTTAACGTATTGCCGTTGTCACTTACTGTAAAGTACATAGGATCAGTGTTACTTCCTAATTGCCCCATGCAAGTAGTTTTATCAAATGTAAATGGCACAACACCGACTGTTTCTTGAACTGCAGGCGTACCAGTTCCTGTTGCTGCATAATACTCTTTTACTACAGTCATAGTATTGCCGGAAAATACAATTGAAACAATATGATATTCAATATAACTAATAACTGCTACATTATTAATAAAAGATTGCTCAGTATATTGTCCTGATCCTGAATATTTACCAGATATAGATGACGGGCAAACTGCATTAGCTGTTAACGTAGTTAATCCAAGTGCAGTTGCTAAAAGTAAACGTTTCATGTGCGCTCCTGTTGTTGTTAAGTATGCGTATATTATATATTGTATAACGCAATTGTCAATAAATATTTACATGAAACCACGAGAATTAAACACCATACTTAATAGATTAAGACAGTCTGCTAAAAAACGCGGAATTGAATTTAATTTAACTACTTTAGATTTAGACGAAATTGGGATTCCGATTTCATGTCCTGTATTAGGAATACCGTTAAAATGGAATAATGGAAAAGCTGAGGATGATTCTTATTCTGTTGATAGAATAGATTCAACAAAAGGATATGTGAAAGACAATATACAATTTATGTCTGTGAAAGCAAATCGCGCCAAAAACAACTTAACTAGCGCAGAACTAAAGTTACTTAGTACTTACTACAAATAAAAAAAATGCGCTTGTTACAGCGCATTTTTATTGTGAATTTTAAAACAGTTTTTGTTTATAGTGCAACAAAGTCTGTAGCAGTTAAGCTATTAACGCCTGTTAGTAACACTGAAAATTCAGGATCAATATCTGCATCTGTGTTACCATATAAAATACGAGCAGCACTATCAAACCGTAATTGTCCAGGTGCATCAAATGCTAAACTTCCAATAAAGTCAAATGCATCATTTACAGGTGTAACTGCATCATTTGTAGTGTTAGCGTCAATCCCTGCAACATCTAATTTATCTTTTTGTGAAGATGAAAAATCAGTAACTGTGTCACGATTAGATAATAAAATACCTGAGTTAGAAGTGCTTGCAAATACAAACTTATCGGCACCCTTGCCGCCTGTTAATTTATCAAGTGCTATAGTACTAGTAATAGTGTCATTACCTACCGAATAAACTTTAGTAGTTGCTCCTGACGTAACTGTTTCAGTTGCACCTTTACCGTCAACAAATGATGCTACAGCAGAAATTGACTTGTTAACGTCTGCAGATGTTAATTTGTAAGTTGGATTAACTGCATCTGTAATAGCAACTCCATCACGCAACCACTGATAACTAAATGTACCTAAACCATCTGCATCTTTAATTTTATCAGTTAGTGTTAGGGTAGTATCAACTACAGGCAACCCTGAAATAGTTAATGCACCAGTTGCTTTAGAGTTTAATGAAATTAAATCGCTAACACTAGTAACTGATTCTTTAGCACCGAATCCATCTACATAACTTGCTTTAACACTAATATTCTTATTATTGTCAGCAGCAGTTAACGTATAAGTATCAGTAGTTGCAGTAGAAATAACTTTGCCATTACGTAACCATTGATACTGAATAGTACCTAATCCGTCAAGATCAGTAAGAGTGTTAGTTGCTGTTAAAACAGTACCTGGACGAATAACATCCGTAATACCAGAAATTGTTACATCTCCAACAGATGCATCATTTACATTGGCTACTCGTAATGCAGGAGAAATTTCAGTTGATGCATTTCCGATAGTAGTAGCAACCTTAATACGGTGTCCTACATCAGATTGCGTTAATAAATATGAATCAGTTGTTGCACCAGGAATTACGTTTCCGTCTCTGTACCAAAGGTAAGACACTGGCACACTTTCATCTTGAGCTTCAATGCTTGAAAATAAAGTGTCGTTTTGTTTCACTGATGTAATTAATTTTGATGTCATAGTTTTCCTTATTGTTTTAATTGTTAATAAAAGTGTAGTTGTTCTTTTGTGTCAGGTACAACTACTAAACCCCGTGAGAGCAGCCCATTCCAGTCATTTCGCTTCAGCCGAGGCAGAGTACTTAAATTAAGTGCTGGATCTGCAGTAGTTGTTAGACCGCGTAACGGTCGTTCATAATAGTTTGTAACATAATTGCTCTTGGAGTAAAGTCCTCCATATCAGCTGCAAGTATGCTTGTCATAATGCTTGGACTAAATCCACTTACTAATGCTGCACCTTTTTCATTGTACTTAACTGGCACATTGTCATGTGAGTTTAAGTTCCAAAATACAACTTGTGGTACTGTGTAGCCTGCTTCTTCATATTTACGATGAATCATTTGTATTGCCGAATCATCATGCTTAACACACGCATCAAATTGCATATCAGACAATATTAAAAGTATCTGTGGCATTTCTTCTACAGGTACATTTCCTTTTACTGCAACATCTAGAATTTTTTCAAATGCTGCATTTAAGTTAGTACTCATGTGCCATTCACTGCGTGACATTTGATCATACTTTTGAACAACGTTACCTTTTAGCGTAATTAACTCTGGTGTAGTACTGAATGTTAAGAATGTATCTTTAAACTTACCAACATTTTTATCTGCTAAGTAAATACCTAAAGATAACGCAACGTCTAAGCATGTTACTGAAGTGCTTTTACCAGCTGGACAGCTCATAGAACCTGATACGTCAACTAATGCTAAAATGTTAGCATCTCCAACATAGTTAGGTAACGCGTCCCATTGTGCAATAATATGTTTTTGTTCAAGGTCAGTTGGTTTAGTCCAACCACCTAAACTCTTAACAATATCATATGGATAGATCGCACCTGCATTAACTTTAACAGTAGGATCATCACCTTTAACTAATTTAGCAATGTATTCGGCATATTTGTCAGTGTGACGAGCAAATGCTTTTTTGTAACGTGAAGACGCTACAGATGGAACATGGCTAAAGTTAATTTCATCCCATTTGTTAGCGCACATTTGTGTTTCAACTACTTTAGTAAGTGACACAAGTGTTTTGCGGTAACGTTTCGGAGACCAACCTAAGTAACTGCGTAACTGTACAGCAGTATCTCCTTTACGTGGAATCCATTTAGCAGCAAGTCCATTTTGATTTTCTAATGCTTGTTTAATTAAACCAAACGCATAGTCTTTTAAGTTTTGTGTTTTAAACACAAGTAAGTCATCGTAGCGACCAAGTTCAGGAACTTTATCTGCAAGTTTTTTAGCAGCATCTGGATCTGAGTTTTCAAGATGTAATAAGATATCTCTAAACAGTTGACGTTCACCTGCACCGCCTCGTACATCGCGTACCCATGCTGCAATACGTAATGCAAGGTCTCTGTCTTCTACATAAGCAGCGACAAATTCAGGTGTAATGTTTTTGCCACGTGATGCGCCAATTTTAAAAAACAAATCAACTACAGCGTCTGATGTTGATTTACGTGCTTTCATATCGTTAGCGGTACGTGCTTCTTGATTTGCAATTGCTTCTACAAATGTACTCATGTGTGTTCTCCTCAGTTTATATTGTTGTGTGTGCTGTTAATAAACTTAATGTTTATGCTGTGTATTATACACTAAAAAAAGTATTTGTCAACTATTTTTAGAGGTTAAAAAACCGCGTGTTAAGCGGTTTAATCGTCTTCTTCTTCAAACTCAAAGTTCCAACCTTCTGGCATGTTATCTCCAATGCGGTTAGCTTCTGCAAGTGTAATCTCACCTTTTACTAATTTTTGATGAGTAGTTGTAAAAATTTCTGCGAGTGTGTCGGGTTCAAGTGTAAAAAATACATCGTCATCTTCAGACATAAAATACCTCATTATATATGGAATGGAAAACAGGATAGTGTGGGCGTTTAGTTGTTTAGTATTCTGGTCAAGCATTGCCCCTCGACCTCTATCCGCAGGTATCTGCTACGGAGCATATCTCACCTGATGAAGCTATGAGCATTTCATTATAAGCAAGTTACCTTGCGCTATTGGGTTTGCTGTATCTATCCTAAGTTGTTAACGGTATAGTAGTTCTAACTTTTTTTATACTAAGTCTAGAGTCTTAGGGTCGACTGTGCAACCACAGTCCTTTAAAAGTATGTTGCAGTATCTATACCAATCTTTTTAGCCAGTACGTTGGATAACGTGCCAACCAAATTGTGTTTGTACTGGTTCACTAAAGTTACCAATACCTAATCCAAATGCAGCGTCTTCAAATTCTTTAACCATTTGGCCACGACCAAATTGTCCTAAGTTGCCACCACTTTGTCCACTTGGACATTTACTATGGGTTAGTGCTAAACCGTCAAAGTCTTTACCTTCAATAACTTCTTGATATAAACGTCTTGCTTCTTCTTCTGTTTCTACTAAAATATGTTTTGCTTGAATTGATGTCATATTAATCCTCTTCGTAATGTGTATTAAATGTTGATTTGTGTGATGCAGCTGAATTGTTGTGTATTACAGTAGTACACATATTAGCCCAACTACCTACTTCAAATTCCCACCAGCGATGCTGTCTGCGTGGGGTACCGTCAATATTAAATGGAATTTCAATTGTAGTTGTATCAGGTAAATGTTTATATGATGCATATGGAAATACAAAGTAATATGTTTTTTCAGTAACTGGTTCAGTTACTTCTACTCTCATGCCATCTGTTTTATTAGAAAAAGAACCTATTGCAGCACTACATGATGTGCCGTCCCAATGAATTCTTGCTGTTACTTTTTTATCAACACTTGGATCTTTGTGCAATTTCATATTATGCCTATATGTAATTATTAATTGGAGCGGAAGACGAGATTCGAACTCGCGACGTCTTGCTTGGAAGGCAAGAGCTCTACCACTGAGCTACTTCCGCAGTTGATTTAAACTGGATGCATTTTAAGTTTCATAAAAAGAAAGTTTAAAGTTGCAGTTAGCATCCAAAATTGTTGTATGCGAACACTATAACTGAATGCATTAAATTTCACCATTGAAAGTAATAAGTTGCTGTTAGCATTCAAAATCTATAGTATTCGCGTACTATGTTGGGTTACATTTAGTAATGTATTGTGTCAGGATAGAGAGATTCGAACTCCCGTCTCCGCGCCCCAAACGCGGTGCTAAACCAACCTCAGCTATACCCTGACACAATACACTATTCTCCAAATTGTGTTTTTATATTTAATACATACGCATCAACAATGTGTTGAATTTGATTTTTAAATCTACTATGCATATATTGATGATGAGTGGGACATAAAGGAACTAAATTTGATATTGTATTATCATAATGATTTTCGTTATAATGATGTACTGCTACAATATTTGATTCTTTACATACTATACATTCTTTAACATGATAATGCCAGCAAATTGTTGCGTATTGTGTGTACCTTTCCGGTTTGTTCCGTAACTCTTTAAAATGCTTATTAGAGCAACTATGAGAACATGTACCTTTACTATTTTTGTAATTTTTAATTGGCGCGTTACAAACACAACATTTTTTTATATTAGTTGGATTTAAATAACATGCTAATTCATGTCTTTTATGATTACTAATTATATATTCTTTATTGCAATGTTGACATGCTACGTTATACAACCTTTCAGCAAACGCATTTGGATTTGTAGTATGTGCATAGTGCCAATGTGCAGTAAATGCTTTTAAACTTTTGTAAGTCCTATTATTCTTTGGACTTGTATATGATCCGTCACTATTTTTGTATTGTTCCATAATCTTTAAACTATTGTTTAACTAATGCGTGTATTATACATTGTTTTATGTATTTGTCAAGCAGTAATTAAACTATTTTATTTGGCGGAAGCGGAGAGATTCGAACTCTCGGACCCCTTGCAGGATCGGCAGTTTTCAAGACTGCTGCATTTAACCACTCTGCCACACTTCCTATTTTGGCGAAGAATATAAGATTCGAACTTATGATACGTTTCCGTATGCTCCCTTAGCAGGGGAGTGCTTTCGACCACTCAGCCAATTCTTCTAATATATGGAGCCACTGAAAGGAATTGAACCCTCAACCTACGCATTACAAGTGCGTTGCTCTACCAATTGAGCTACAGTGGCAATAACTATTATTAAAGCACTTTTTATTTAGTGCTTTAGTAATAGCTATCATGTAAAAATGATAACTATTTGTTTAGTGGTGTGCTATTACGCTAAAGACCTGTCTTCTACATCCTAATTAACTCTCGGTTACGTTAGCTTTAACTATTAGGAAAAACATAACTAACGCACAGGATTTACCTTCCCGCGTCCGTTTAATATAGCAATCACTTTAGACTCGTAACAGCCATTAAGGCATATTGCCGGACTCTATATTAACGCAGTTCGCATGCCCCTACAGGTTGCTTTTACACACTGCCGTAAGGTTAAGCTCCACTTTAGCAAAGTTTGAGGGTCACTCTTTAAATGATGGCTGCCTTTAAGCCGACATCCCAATAAACTTGTTTGGCTCCCTAAGATGGGCTCGAACCACCGACCGGGCGATTAACAGTCGCCTGCTCTACCACTGAGCTATTAGGGAATAAAATCTTTTAGGATAATAATTTAACGTGCGGAACTTTTATAAAGCATCCTAAACCACACAAACATACTAATTGGCGTCGCTACGGAGAATTGAACTCCGGTTGCAAGGATGAAAACCTTGTGTCCTAACCACTAGACGATAGCGACTATTTAACTCTTCCTGTTAACAGTAACCAACAAATGTTAAAAACTTTCTAAACATATTCATAGCCTTATACTGTTTAATATGTTTATCAATATATGCTCTAGCTTCAGCAGCTGGCATGTTACCTACATCAATGTAATATATTGTTTTAACTGTCATGTTGTTCTCTCATTATTATTTGGCAGTCCCTACAGGATTCGAACCTATACTAGCAGAATCAAAATCTGCTGTGCTAACCATTACACCAAGGAACACTAATTGGTGGTTGCTGTTAGATTTGAACTAACGTAGCCATTACGGCAACAGATTTACAGTCTGTCGGTTTTAACCCCTCACCCAAACAACCATGTTTTTTACTTATACAATTTCTGCATCATTGCTAGTAGATGTGACTAAATCTAATACACCTAATTTTCTAGCACGTTTTTCTAAAATTACAATTCTATTACGAATTTTATTTTTATCACGTCCACGACCTGCTTTTTCAAGTGCTAATTTAGTTTGTGCTAAGTTTAACAATTTAAGTCTTGGTCTACCGTTACGTGTTAATTTTGGATCAGCAGTTCTATTTGCTTTACTAACGTTTGCCATTTGTTATTCCTTTGTTATTTAATAAGCGTTTATTATACATGTTTAAAACGTATTGTCAACTTTTATTTTTTAATTCTGCAGCTAACTCATCTATCTCAATAAATGCATGATTTCTATGTGAGTTTGATATAACTTCTTCTTTTTTAGGTTCTTCTTTTTTACCAAAAATTCTATCCCAGTTGTCATCAAACTGAGATTTGCTAACACCTAATGGTCTTGCTCTACTACCTTTGCCTGCCATATTAATCTCCTACTGTTATATTAGAACACACTACAATTAACGGAGTCGAACCGTTTACTAAATTGCGATTTAGTAGTGAACCGCACTACGCTGATCAGACGCTGTAATATGTTTTAATATAACAATTTTAACAGGATAGAATTTACGTGCCAGATTAAGAGTCTGATGTAAAAGTTTGCTGTTACTATCCTAAAACTTTAAGTCCATTTTAACAATGCAATCGTTGCTTGTCTTGGATCTTTAAATTGAAAAACTATTTCATTAAACGGTTTAGAGCTATTTCTCTCACCTATAGAAAGGTAAGGTTTACGACGACAGTGATATTTATAATCAACTTCGTGTACTAAGTTGCGATCCTTGCACCATTTTGAAATTTCATAAGCTCTTGTTACATCCCCTGTAAATATAGCATATCCTTCTTTAGTTGCGTATTCGATATTCATAATCACCTTTGTTTATCAGAATGCATTTATATTTTATTAGCGCGTCTACTCTTTCGCCAAATGCAACTAGTGCATTGTAGGACTTGCACCTACACGTCCTAAGGACACCAAATCCCATTAAAATTGTATGCAGTTAGCATTCTAAAACTTTGTTGTATAGCAGGATCCGTTTAATATACGCGCTCTAACCGTTAAGCTAACTGCTAAAAATAGCAGTGTAGGATTCGAACCTACATCACGTGCGCCGAATGCAAATTATTGTATGCTGTTTAGATCCTAAAACTTTTAAAACTTATTAAAAAGAACCCCGTAAAGTTTTGGTTTCATCGAGCTGATGCGGTCAACGTTTTACAGACGCCCTTTACTAGTTCCGCCAACATGACTACCATAGTAACTAGAATCGAAGTACTGTAATTACCCGAAACTCTCACTCATTACAACCTGAAGTCTATAACTTCCCACTGTGCCCCTTCCGGAGAACACGTTGTGTCTGCTTACGCAAAAGTTTTTTCAGTAGTTAGGTTCTTTTTAATAAACTTTATAACAGGTTCCGCTTTCCAGTATATTGCTGTAGGAAACCTAAAAAACTATTTAACAGAATGTATTTTAGTCATATTCAAAAATGAGTTAAAGTTGCTGTAAACATTCTATGTACATATTATACTACTAACTAACTGCTGTGTCAACACTTATTTTTATTTTTTTAAGGAGTTTTAGCAGGTTTCACAGTTTTAGTCAATTACTCTACCAACTGAGCTAATGTTACAAGTAACATGCAGGAATCGAACCTGCGACACATTGAGGATTAAAATTTGCTGTAGGAAACCTATTTCTGTTTTGCTAATCTCTAAGAATAGCTAATACTTCATCTTCACGCATAATAATAACTTGATCATCATGCAGTTTGATAGGCTCACCAGCGTGCTTACCAAACAATACTCTATCGCCTACTGCGACTTTTATTTCTCGGAACTGACCATTATCCATATGTTTCCCTGTTCCAACTGCAAGTACTGTACCTAGTACTGATTTTTCTTTAGCTACAGGTGCAATTAAAATTCCACCTTGACTAACTTTTTCTTCTTCATCTGCTCGCACTACAATGCGATCATGTAAAGGAATAACATTATCTTGTGTTACTGCCATATTGTGTACCTTTGTTATTTAGTATGTGTATATTATACACTGTTAAAATTATTTGTCAAGCACTTTTTACAATTTACAGTCTTTTCTCGTAAGACCGTCACCGATTATTAAGCAAATAAACCCAACTGATAAAAGAAAGCTATAGTTTGTTAAACTAACACCTTGGGCGTACATTGCATAAAATACTAAAATTTGTAAAATAAGACCTTTTATCATTTTTCTTTATCCTCTTTAAGAGCATCAAGTCTTTGAATCTCAGCAAACGCTGCAATTGTCTTAGTAATTGCAACGCCAAACAATGTGCCTACTACTAATGCTATTGGAACTAATGGCATTCTTCATCTCCTTTTAATAATTTATATACTACTTCAAATGGATAGTAAAATCCATAAGCAAATAATAAAACAAATGTTAGTGGCCAACAACAGAATCCTATTGCAATAAAGTAATTACGAAATCTACTATGTTTAACAGTTTGAGTATGCGATAACATAGTAGCACAGGCTGCACCTAAAACTAGATAGCAGATTACTAACCATCCATACATTATTAAATCCATTGCGATCATACATCATCCTGTGTTAAGAACCAGTTACGTGCCACATGTTTGACACGAGTCATTACATCTTTGATTTCAAGATTACTTGCAACTAATGTATCAGTTTCTTCTTTAACAACATCATCACTAATCCATTTTAAGAATACAGGAATACTTTTAGGTTCAATAGTAATATTGTTTACCTTTAAGTATTCTAAACCTTGATTAAGTCTTGATTCAGTAATTACTGTATCGGCAAACTCATTAATAGAATTAACTTTTTCAATATCAACACTTGCTAAAGTTTTAACTTTAGATGAGCTGTGTTTTTCACCTTTAACTTTAAACATAAAGCGTGATTGTTCATAACCAGGAGTAACACAAGACCAAACAATACCTTCGCCTACACCGTCTACACTAAAGTGTTTAGCAATTGGACATTCTTTTTCAACTTCAACAGTAAGTTCGCCTAATGCGTTTTGTGAGATTTCAGGCTGACTAAAATCAATATCCATTGTGTATGTTTTAAAATCATATTTTGTGTAAATATTGTCTGGCCATTCTTCACCTAAAAATCCTGTAATCTCTTTAGCGTAATTAACAGTTTGTTGCAGTTGTTCTTTAGTAAAGTATACACGATGTTGTTCACCTTCGTTATCTACAGGACCTTCCCATGCAACGATACCAAAGATAATAAACATTTTTGGAACATTACTAATGCCTACACCTTTTTGAATACCTTGTCCGCACCATTCACCAAACACAGAATAATGTGTAATAGGTGCAGAATGGAATGTATGTTGTGCTGCTACTAATAAGTTTGCAAACACAACATTGTTACGAACAGTGTAGTTTGCCCAACCGTAGTTGTCATTATCAATAGTTAGAATACGTTCACGTGACTGTGCCCAAAAATCTACTAGTTTACTTACATGTGATGTAATACTTGCATTAGTACCATGAGCCTTAACAGAACCTTCAAATGTTAAAGTTGGCATAGGTGCATATGGATCAAAAGTTGGCGCACCATTTTCATCTAAACCTTTAAAGGTAGCACGGCTTTTAACTTCACGTACTACTTGTCTAAACTGATTAATACTGGGCCATGATTTGTGTGTTTGTGTCATAGTGTACTCCTGTGTTTTGTAAATAAAAACATATTATATAATAAGTGTACGCAGTTGTCAAACTTTACGTACAAGTATTTGTGCCGCATCTTGTTTCCTTAATGTTAATGAAAAGCTACGCAACTTAACTTCAATCGGATCACCTAATGGAGCAACTCTAACTACAGTTACTTCTGTGTTACGAGTTAGTCCCATAGCTAACAATTGTTTACGAGTAGACGTGTTACTTGTGTATCCGGTAACTATACCAGTTTCGTTAACACTAAGTAGATCAAGAGTCATTAGTGCAGCCTTTGCACAGTTACTTCGCTATTATATACAGTTTCTAATCTTTCAAAATATCCAGACCATGGAACATCT